GTAATTTGTTTAGGAACAAATGTTTCGAAAATCACGTTGTAAATTGGATGTCCACTCAATGACTCTAATGTATTATTTGGCGAATCAGTTTCAGACCAATAGCGAATACCGTTTGTAATTAAACGATCTTGTCCAAGAAAATCATTGTAACTATCTGAATCTGCTGTACCTGCACTTAGAACATCTGTACGACCTACATTAGGTATATCTCTTTTACCTTGTGCAGAATCCCAGAATTCACCAAATTTATCATTAAAGACGTTATCTGGATCAGTTGCAGTAGAATTATTGTGTGGATGCCACTTATACATATCGTTCATGTAAACACTTGGTGCATTATTCACATCAACGATAATTGGTGGTGTGTATTTATCACGTTCAGATTCAGAATCGTAAAATAATGCGTATATGTTTCCGCACATAACATCTATTACTGGTACACATACATTTACACGATGAACATTATTATGTAATGAATTACTTACTAAAATGCATGTATTGTCAATTAAACAATACGCTTCACTATTAGATGATAATTCTATTCGCTTTTTGTAACTGTTCATCGTGAAACGATCAGTAATACACAATTCAACGTAATTGTATTTACTAGTCACTTCTGCGTAAATATTAAACAATTCGTACATGTTTGCGTAAAACACGATATTTGGCAATCTTGTTACTTCGTATGGCAGAATGATATTTCTATTATTTTGCTGTTTTACTACATATACTTCTTTGTCGTCAGTTTTACGCTTAACACGAATTAGTTCTACGGCTTTGTTTATGCTACTCATTATTATCTTCCGTATGTGTAGTTCAACATTACTCTTACGACTGAAATTTCGTTAGGTAATGTGTAGTTTACAATGTTATTGTTATCATCTAAGATAGAGTCTTCAATTACGTGCTTAACACATTTGTATAAGTCAATGTAATCACCTTTATCTAAATCAGAATCACAAATGATGAAGTTGAATGACTTTTCATTAAGTGCTTCTAACGAGTATTTATTTGCCGATCTACCGTATGACAATGCACGTTCAGTAGAAGTTCCAACATCTGCTGCAGCAAACGCAATGTAAGGAAGTGGTACAGGTGTTTGCATAGTACCATCTGCTGTAAATTGATTGTTTGCTCTGATATAATCATTATATGATGCATCGTTTGTATTTTCACCAGGCTTATATGCGTAGAACGAATTGGCTACGTTATTTATTCCTAACCAAATACCAGTGTTTTGGTCTAACGAATCAAATATGTCAGAATAATCACTGTCATTCAAGATAATTTGAATACGTCCATCAGATAATTCTGTAACTTCCTTTACAGTAACATTTTTTGTAGAAAATGTCGTAGCATCTGAACGAGCAACTGCAACACTAACAGTCAATGCAGAACGAATGAGCGATTCACTCATTGTTATACGTGGTGTATTAGTAGAGTTTTTAATGATGCTATTATCACTTATTCTGTTAATAACGATTACGTTATCAGTGTAACCGTTAATGCTAGTAATGTAATTACCTTCGTTAGATGCACTTGTTTTTACATCTCCAAAGAAGTAATAATTTGCTGTGTCTTTAGTCAATGTAGAAGGTGTTAAATCAACGCTAACATTTCGAGTTGATTTGTTGTCATAAATCAACTTAATCAAGTCACTTTTATAAATCTTGTTGTTAAAGCCTTGTCTATCAACCAACCACTTGTAAATCTTACTTTCGATTTCACTTTGATAATCTGCTACGTTAGTAGTTCTATCAATTTCGACAGTACCAACTAAATCGAAGTATTGAACGATAGGTGGAATACTAATTGGCATTACACCGAATGGCAATTTTTCTTCAATGTCATTGTAAATACTTACTGTATTCAAATGGAATGGATCGTTTTTATCATTTGCCTGTTGATATGCAATAGTCTGCAAACGGTTATTTGGATCGCTTCTTATACATTCTGATAAATCACTGATGTGTTGTAGTAAGTCATCAGTATTATTGTACAACGTTGTACTACCAACAACATAATCTTCGTCGGTAGAAGTATACAATTCTTTTACTTTGTATCTGTCATTTCCTAAACTTTCATACAAATCACCGATTACAGTATAGAAGATTGCATCTTTTGCTTTGTTACATCCGTCTACGAATTGACCACTATAATTTGAAGAATAGTTAGTTCTATTCTTAAGCTTAGTAGTTGTCCAAGCAATAGCATTCTTAGCTGCAATTGGTTTTGACATAGATGCAAAGTAAGCATTGAAATCTTTTTCGTTTACCAATTGACCTCTTGATGCAAACCAAACTGCTGCATTGATTTTCATTCTTGCTAATGATTCAAAATCATCACCATTTGAAATGTTAGTTGTTAATACGAATGAGACATTCTTAGTCAAATCGTATAGCTTACCAGGAGCATGCGCCATAATCTTGCTTGAATTATCAAGCACACATCCAACTACATCTGGTGTATTTGCAGCATAACCATCAGTTTCTACATACTGCACATAGAGAATTTCATCACCATTGTTGAAACCGTTGTTTACGATTGAACCATCACCAAATGTGATTCTAACGGTCTTATCTTGGTTAGTTTCTACTCTACATACGTTCAATTTCTTTGTATTACCAACTACTGCATTTGCCGCTTTAACTTTTGGATTGCAATAAACGTTTTCAATTTCGATATCACAAAGCTTTTCAGGGCTAAATGCATCAGTCTTATTCAAACCAATACCGATCTTACACCAACCATCGGCTGGTACATACTTGTTTTCACTATAAGCAAATGGGTCACGCTTACCATACCAGTTTGAGAACTTAATATTGTTAACATCGTAACACTGATAAGAGTTACCAATGCTTTCTGCATTAGCAACTGCATAAATTTCTTCAGTTACAATAGAGCATTGAACAATTCTGATTCTGTCTAATGCGTCAGCATATTGTGACAATGGAATGAAACCATCTACTGCATCATGTGGAATAGAATATGAAATTGTCTTTTGCCAGTTAGGGTTATCCACACCAGTAGCAATATCGTTAGCGTCTAAAGTATAAGAATAACAGTGGTCTAAGCGATATGGTTTGTTGTTAAATGATAGTTTTAATGATTCGTTGTTGAACCAAATTGTATCACCAATTGCTGCAGTTTTTGGAAGTGGTCCAGTCAATTTAACTGCAATTTCGGCTGTAGCAGGAATTGCACGTCTTGGATTATAGCCCAAGTTCTTTGAAAGCTTGATACCACTTGAATCAAGTTTAGCAGATTCGAAGAACATTTCTTCTGCAGTTCTACCAAGATAGAAATGAAGCATATCGAATGTACCAGACATCATTTCCATGTAAATCTGGTAGATTGCTGCTGCACTCAAGTTTTTGAAACGTGGATCAGATAGCAATCTGTTTCTAAACTGATCTAGCAATTGTTCGTGTGTAACTTTTGTATAGTCTAAATTCATACTCTATATACCTTTAACAATTATATTTATAGACAATGAAAGCTGGCTTTGTGCAGCCAGCTTTACTATAGAATTTAACAATTTATCAATCTTCGAATGGATTTTCTTCTTCAAATACTTGAGCTTTACCGTCAAAATCAAAGTAAATTTGTTGAACTGAAGCAAAATTACCAAATTCATCGACTTTTCGTTGAGCAATGTAAATGCCAGGTTTTTGATGTTTGAATGTACCGATTGAATCATTTGGAGTAACAATTTGCATCTGTGCTCTTGCTGGAATCCACTTCGGTATAATGAGTTTACCAGTTGACATATTGATTACATTGACCATATCGTTTTTACGCACTTTTATCAATCTAGCACCGTATGATTCTTGCTTATCTGCTTTATCGACAATAGTTTTGAAATTTGCGTCAAATATGTCATACGTGCCATCTGTTCTGCGCATAACAATTCCAGTTCTATATGTTGTTTCGATATCACTATAAATTGCATCGGTCATGTATTTGCCAGTATACAAATCTATAATGCATACGTGTTCAGGCTCAACTGCAATCGCTGCACAAGCATGATGGTTCATATACATAGTATGATGCAAACTTACAAAGTCTTCTGGTACTACTTCTTCTTGTGTACGTAAGTTGATAATATTGTATTTGCTATCTCCGCAACTTGCAAGTTGTCGGTGTTTTACCAACTAATGCAAAATCACTGTCTTTCAATCGTACTAATGAATAATACCAATCATGTAACATAGGACGAAAATCAGAATCCAAAATATTCATTTTATCTTCTGCATTTATGACATCAAAATATAGATCGTATGTATCTTCGGTTGTTCTTGTTACAATTTTTTTAAGCCAAGTTTTGCAAAGTAAATTACAATCATCGTCCGTAATATTTTTTAAATTGGTTTCGATGTTGGTTACTTCATATTTGCCTTTAACAAGTTCATTGCCAACACTGCATTTCATTTGCGGATAACGTGTATTAAATTTTGCAGTTCTATCAATCGCAGCTTTATGTTCAAGTGCTTTAGTAATGTTAATTGCTTCTATTTTAATATTCTTAAGCTTTTTAAGATTATTGATGTTTAGTTCTGATTCTCCAGTACCACCATGTCTACCGAACAAATACGCAGTAAATGCCCAGTTAATGTCATTATTGTCTACGTCAGCAGAATATACTAAGCTTGCTATTGACGTATAGTTATCAGCAAAGCCCTTACTAACAAATTTATTTACTGAGAATGAGTTAAACTCTTTTGTAGTATTATCGACATACTGCAAAATACGTTCTGGACTATACAAGATTCGTCTATCAATAGCAAGCAGATAATAAATTTTGCTTGACAAGTCTAGACCTCTATATACATGCACTGTACCTTTGCTCATATACTGTGACAAAAAGTCCCAAATATCTTCAGCTAATGCACGAGAGTTTGGATATTGTGCAAATACATTTTTAAGTGTAGCCAAGTCGTTTAAAGAATCAATTTGTACTTGCTTCATGCCAAATCTATTAGCATCAATCATGCCAGTAATCGCTGCGGTATAAATTGTAGTTTTGTCTTTTTGTTTTACATTAAGCCATAGTCGACCTTCGTGATCATTATAGCGTCTATCATCTTCATACGTAGTTTGTGCTTTAGTTCTTGCTTCACGATTCTTTGCAGTTTGCGTAGCAAACTTACCGTATTTGTCTGCAAATACTTTTGGAAATTCAGTAAATTCTTTTAAAAACTCTTTATATGATTTCATCGTGTAACCATTATTATTTACGTACGTAAATAGGTGTTAAATATTCATCTGACATTACATAAATTTCAGAAAGTTTAAGATCATTAATGCAAGATATTGGTTGTTCATCTTCTATTACAAGCTGTTTAGATTTTAAAATGTTATTTAATTCTACATATAAAGGTCCATTCATTTGAAGATATTCACAAATTATATCTGCTGTAGTAATAATTTTATTTTCATCTACGTAATACAATATATCTTTAGATGTATTAGACTTGAATATCATAACACTTTGAACATCAGTTGTACCTTGCGCATATACATGCGATGCAATAGGTGTTGGATTATCTTCATAGTATACATCATATTCATGTGCATTAAAATCTGACATAACAAGTAGTAATTTATCAGTATAATAACTACGTTCATACTCAGTAGTAAGAAGTATTTTATCAGTTTTTGTATTATAAAAAACATACATATCAACGCCATCTTCTTCAAGATCGTCCATATCAGTTTTACATGCAATTTGACAATATTTCCAACTACCTATATGTGAATCGCGTAAATAATTACCATTTGTGAAACAATCCATATCAAAACCACCATCAAAATTTTCAAATATTTCTGCAATTGCTTCATTAATTTTATAAGTACTTTCTTGCTTAAATGCAGCTTTAAAGTCATCTAATAATGGTAATATGCTATTATAACATAATTCAGGTGTTATTTGTTTCGAAACAATATTTAGTTCTTCGAGTTTTGCTAATTCTTCAGGCGTATAACCTGGACATCTCTTCCAAACGGGAAAACCTAAAATCTTTGATAATTCTATTTCGTTGTATTTAGCATCACCTGTCTTATTATTTTCATGTTCCAAGTCTTCTGCATGATTGTATCTATTATTACAAACTTCTAGATTTGAATAACCATTTTCGTCGATAGGACTCATATCAAATCCAATCATAGAACGACCATAACCTTTATCACCTGGCTTAAGTTTTTCAAAGCCTGGTGCTAAAGCTAAGTATAATTTATTACGACGTCTACGATAACTATTAAATGTTTCTTCACTTTCTAAGTAGCACCAAGAATCACCACCAGGTAAATCTGTATATGGTAAATACTTATGAGCAGTTTCAAAATCATTCAATTCAATGATTGTATAACCATTATCAGTTTTTTGTGATTTATCAAAGTCATTACGTTCATCATTAGTCATTTGCTGTTGAACTTTTCCAAACATATTAGCAAGCTGCTCTAATGAAACAGGTTCTGATTTTACTTTTTGTCCTCTATTTGGACCTTGTTGAACAACGGTAATTTGTTCAAGATTTCTACTAAAATCGGTTTTATGAGCCATTGTAATAAAACGAACTAATTGACATAATTGACGAATACCTGTAGTATCTTCATCATCTGTACCCATATCAAGTTCGCCATAAGCAATTCTTGCTAAACCTGGCGCAAAGTAAACATCACAACCATTATGAATAAATGTTGAACGAATTTCATTAAAGATTTGTTCAGACCAATGTTCGCCATATTCAGCTTCAAATTCTTTGTCAAGACCAAGCTCAGTAAGTACTTTTTTCATGTACTTACGAGCATCACCTTCGGATGCTTCAACAAGTAAATTCAGAAATTCTTTAAAACGTTTCATTTTATCCTACAAAGAAATAGCCGTTTGGAGATTCTTTATCAATTCTTTCAACACACCAATCATATTCTGTTGCATAGTTAGAATATAACTGAGTAGCATTCAAAGTACCACCACCTGCTAATGTTAAGTTATATTTTGAAAGTGCATTTGCCCAAACTTTACCAGCTGCTGCAACAACCATTCGTCTATAAATTGGATTGTTAAAGATCTTTGCTGCGTTCTGACGTCTATATACCCACATTAAGCCAATAACGTCATGTTTTGGCGTAGGCCATACAGAAAGTTCATGTTCAAGATTGTTATAACGAACTTGGAAAGCAGGACCAAAGTCATTCTTCAATTCTTTTAACCAACAAAGTGTAGCATTCCAAGAACCTAGAATGTCACCATAAGAGCTGTTATTACCCCAACACGAACCAGCAAACTGCCAACCGTTCAAGCTGTTCATTTCATTGTAAAGCAAGTTATGCGATACAGTGAACAAATCGTTAATACCAGAAGCAAGCCAAGATGTTAATTCGAAAGTTACTACTTGTTCAAGTTCTTGACAAATCTTGTAGTGAGTAATGCCTTTCTTTAATTCCATCATCAAGTAGTCTTTATAAGAACCAACGTCCATGTAATAACGTTGAACATAACGTACTGTATCAAGAATTACGTTATTCAATTGTTCTTCAGAAAGTTCTACGCAAATTACTGGCGAACCTAACTGTTGAAGAATGTATGTACGCATTTGTGCGATATTATCAATATCGCCCATGTGTGCGTATGGGTCTTTTGGATTCTTATATGGCAAAGGAGGTGGCTTTGGACCTGGATGAGGAGGCATTGCCACAGTATGTACCGGAGGATTTGGCATCGGAGGAACAAACGGTGGACGTCCATTTGGAAATGGAATGTCACCAGGCGCTGGCGGAGGAGGTGGTGCAAAAGCATCACCTACACGATTTAAATAGTCGCTCAATTCGCCAAAGCTATCTTGTACTGCTTGTGTATTTTCGTCCATGTTACTTTACCTTTTATCTTGCAGACTGATCAAACAAGTCTAATTGTCCGCTTGGTCTTTCAAATTTAGTAGGTTTAAATTTAGCTGTTTCTGCATCACGTATTTGTTGTGCGGCTTGTTTAATTCTATCACGTTCTGCTTTAGGAACCCATTTCCATTGTCCTTTTCCAATGTGTCGAATTACACCGGCATCAATGTACATGTTTACTAACTGACCAGCATATTTAGTTACTTTCTTTCTAGCAAATAGACGTTGTTTATCTGTCAAATGTCTTCTAACAACATACTTATTCTGTTCAGATGCAGGTGCATGTTCTCTATCGAGAATCCATTCTGCGAGTGAACTTAAAAAGTTAGCATCGATAGTATTAAAGCCTACGCCATTAAGCATAGCAGTATCTTGAGTCTGCTGTTCATATTCAGTTTGATACTTGTAAAGCTTTAAAATTGCTTTTTCGAGATAATCATTGTTAGTCATCAATGCTAAACGCATGTGATTGACAATTTCGTCTAAATTTTTTGCTGTGCCGTCTTCGATAGATTCTGATAGTAACATATAAACCTCTTTGTATATTTATAGTCCAAAGAAAGTTTTTAATTCATCAAAGCACTTATTTACTGCTCCATCATATCTACGTTCAGTAGAGTAAATAAATTTAAGTTTATCAGTGCTTCTATCTACAAAATTTTTACAAGCAGAACCTATTACTGCGATCTTATATTTAGAATTAAGTTTTAGTAATGCTTCAAGATTATCTTCGGTGAACTTACTTTTGTTAGCATCTCCCCAAATCAAAAATGTTGGTTCGCCTGACATACGTTTAAGTCTAGATGTATACTTAGCTTTTGTATATTGCTTTGCATCACTACATAGAACGTCAATAAGTTTGGTTTGTGTTGTATTTTCTGGTAATGAATCGCACTGCAAATAATGAATATAATGTACAGTGTACATACCGTCAATTATAACTTTTATAAAAACTTTGTCTTTATGACGTATCTTTAAATCAGAGAATGTTACGCCAATTTTGTCAAAGTTTATCTTGTCGTAGTTTTCAATCAGCTTAATAAAATCGAAAGCCGACATTAAAGACCACATAAAAGGATTATTGTATTGCTCATTGCATTTTTTATAAACTCGTGCACCACAGCAGCAATTGCTAATAAGATTCATAATTTCACCGTATGTTTTAACTTTCTATTTATAAAGAAAAAGACTGAACTTAAAAGTTCAGTCTTTGTATTTACTATTTGGAAAAATTAGCAACCGCAGCAAGTTTTCTTTTTCTTTGGTTCTTCTGCTTTCTTTTTCTTCATATACTTTTTGAAATGTTCGCCAATGTCTTCTTTTCCATCGACTACTTCCAAAGTGCAACCTTCGTTAGTATATTCTTCGAGAATTGACAATTCATTTTCTTCAGATTCGTTTACAGTATTTGTTTCGTTTGTTTTTGCTTCAGTAAATAACATACAAATTCTCCTTATAGAGTCTTGAAGAAGTCTTTAAATGCTTCAATAACTGCTTCTGAACAAGTTTTATCGCAACCTTTGTTATCAACTTTCTTTTTAAAGTCTTTTGCGGCGTTGCTAATCTTTTCTCTCTTTTCTACGTACAAGCCAGTTGCTTCATTAAGAACCCAATTAGAAACGTAATTTACAGATTCATAAATTGCATCAGAATATGCAACTTGAGCAGATGGCATATAAACAGCATCAATCGTTAAAAGATTAAAGTCTTCACAAACAACGTTATCTTTACCAAGGTTACCAGTTCCACGTGAAGATACACCCATACGAACACCATCATTTAATAGTGATTCGAGGATTGCACCACAAGGTGTAGAAAGAACTTTAGCTTTTCCCATACCAAGATTGCCATCCATGTGCAAGTCAGTAATAAGAATTGCTGCTCTATCTGGGTTAATTTCACCAGAATCTGGGTGAGAAAGTTCACCAACTGCTTCACGTGATTCAATTAAGCTTTGGAATTTTCCAACTTCACGTTCAATAATATGTTGTGGATAAACACGTCCGTTTCTGTTACGAGTTACTGCTTGCAAGAACGGACCAGTAATATACATGTGTTGCTTATTACCAACACTTTCAGTGATTGTTTTTTGCTCAGCAATACAATCTTCATTCAAAAGTTTTAAAGGTTCGGACATTGTAATCTCCAGTTTTTATATTTATACTTACGAGTGGTCATCTATTGCTAGATAGTATTTGTATGCTCTCATGCATTTTTCAACATACGGAATAGTTTCAGTAAAGAAGTGTTTAATAGTCTTTTCTGAACAATCATTCTTCTGCATCCATTCGATAATCTTCTTTTTGCTCATGCCTTGACGATACATTCTGTAAGGAGAAGCACCACCGTTAGTTCCACCATTGTATTCAGCGAATATCATTTCGATGTTATTATGCATGTGCTTCGAGAAGTAGTTAATAATGTCTGCAGCTGCATAAATTGCAGCTTCGACATTGCTTACAATTTTATCCATCGAATGTGATTTGTCAATTCTCTTCTTTTGTTGAAGACTATTAAATGTTTTCGAAGTTATTTGCGCAATACTTCTAACACCTGTATGAGACACCGCTTCTTGGTTAAAGCCGGTTTCACTTGATAAAATTGCCAAAAGTATATTTTCATCAATATCGTATTTATCGGCTGCTTTTACGACAAATTCTGCTATTTTTTGAGCATTTTTTCGCCCATATTTGGTTAAAATTGAGTCGGGAGTGGCAAAAATTTTTTCTATGGTAGCTTGTATATCAAGAGAATCATAGGGAGTTTTTTCAATTTTGTTAGGTAATTGATTGAACTTGTAACTAAACTGATCAGCGTCAAAATCGTGATTATGTCTTACTTGAAATAGTGTTGGTGTTTCACCATTATACTTAGTATCGTAACCTTGAACAGGTTTCATTTCAACATTACCATGAGCAAGACCAGCAGCTAATCCAGCAGCAGCCAATGTATTAGTCAATTTACCTTCGTTTATTAGTTCAGATTGTAGCATATAGTATTTATAAGAAAAAAGAACTGATACCGTAGTATCAGTTCTTAAATTTTTATTCAAGCCAGTAACTAATTACCAAACTTTGTCTTCTGTTGCATTCTGGAACAAGTCCTTGAATTCCAACAAGCGGTAATAGTTTTCTGCACCCAACATATTGTCAGCGAATGCGTAACGGCTCATAACACCAATACGAGGGCTGAAATCGTTAGGATCGATTGCCTGGTTGACAAGACCGGTGATGTAAGGACAGAAGATAACACCTGCATCGTTGTTTTCAGATCCCTTGAATGCCAAGAGAACCTGACCATTGTCAAGATTCAAATGTTCGTCTGTTGCGTACTGGTCGCAATATACCTTGATAGAACTATTCAAAGTACCAACTTCTGGAGTTGCAGCGGAACCATTAACGTTTGTAACGATCTTGTTGAAGAATGGAGCTGCGCTCTGAAGAACTGTTGCCATATCTGGGCTAACAACTGCAATATTAGCAGCAGAACGACGTGTAGCTGTACGGATCTGGTTAGCATAACGCATGATCTGAGTTACGATTCCAGAGAATCTTTCCTGAGACCAACGACCAGTCCAACCATCGTCACCATTTCCACCGTTAGATGTTGGTTTACGCTGGAATGTTTGCTTAATGCAAAGGTTCTTACAGTGACCAATTGTTTCACGGTCAAGTTCTGCAGTCATTTCATACTGAAGCATCTTAACCATTTCAGTTATCATATCAACGTTCTGCATTCTCTTAATATCTTCTGCAGATTCAATACTGAAGCTAGCACTTAGCTTTCTGCTCTTAGCAACGATAGCCTGACGGCTGATCATCATACCAAGTTCAGGCATCTTTGTGAAGTCTTCAGCAGAACCACCTTGGACCTTCCAATGTTCTGCAGTTTCAGTTTCGATACCAGTACCTGCATCAGGAATACCGCTTGTGTTAGCTGTAGAGCCCGAATAGCCAGAATACTTAGGAACTGACTTCCAACCTGCTTCAACAATCTTATCTGAGTTCTTGTCCTTGTACAAGAAACGCAATGCGTATGCCAAACCTACAGGACCATTAAGTGGCTGTACACCAACCAAAACGTTTGCAAATAGGTTAGGGAAAACACGACGAACTAGAGCCATTGCAATTGGTGCAAAGACAGCCTTACCGTCACCACCAAAAGGAATACCCTGGTTAGCACCAAGAGGTGCGCCAACGTTCATACCAAAATCTTCGTTAATTGCTTGACGGCGCTGGTTTTCCATAAGCTTTGCAGTATTCTCACGAATAATGCGATCTGGAATAGTAGCAACAGTCAACTGTTCAGGGACCTTAGTCCATTTTTCTGTAAGTTTCATTTATTCCTCCAATAGAATAACTTTTTGTTGTTGTTTTATAGTTTATTTATACAGATTGCGTATAACTTTTTATACCAATTATAGTGAATTTTCAAGATATTGATTAGCTTGTAGCAAGAAATTATCTACATCTTGCTTGTTATCAACGGGCTTGAATTTTTCAGTGATAAA